CAGAAGACGGCATACGAGATCGTGATGTGACTGGAGTTCAGACGTGTGCTCTTCCGATCTCGGCCTCGCCCCAGTCCATGAACGCCACGGCGTCGGCAGCGCTGAACCGGAACCGCACCGTCAGCTCACGACTGCCGGCGGTGAAGCGTCGGCGCTGGCGCGCCGGGCCATCCGGCTTGGAGCGGATGGCCATGGAAAGCGGTCGGTCGGTGTAGCCCTGTTTGAGCACCTTGGTGGAGAGGCCCGACGGCCACGCGACAACCATGACCTACCTCCGGTGCACGGCGGGCTTGTGCCCGTAGCGATTGCGGTTGGACCGGTCGAACCGACCGCTGGCGATACCGCCGTCGACAATTTTGAGCACCGTGGCCTCGAGCTGCTTGCGCCCGTCCGGCCCGGTGGTTTGCTGCGTCGACTCGACGGGCTCGCCATAGTTGTTGATGACCACACGGTCGAACCCGCCACCGCCGCCGCCCGCCACGACCACCACCGGTCGCGCGGCGGCCTGCACGGCGGCGATGAGGCTGCGGTTGTCGGTGACCGAGAGCACGCGCTCGCCGGCCTCCAGCATGGCCAGTCCCTGGCGTTTGCCGCCAGCGAACGAGACGCGCGGCGTGCCTTTGTGGAATATGGGCGGGCCCGACGGGACGCCAGCACCGCCAGAGCCGGCGCTCGCCGCTGCGCCGGCGCTGGCGCCGCCAGCACCGCCGAAGACGCTGCCAAACACCTGGCCCAGGAACGCACCCAGGCCCTGCTCTATGCCGGAGTTGGCGCGGATGGCTTCGAGCACGATGCGTTTGAGCACCCGCACCGCCACCTGGCCCAAGTCCTCCCAGCTCTCGATTTGGCCAAGCAAGATTTCCTCGAGCAGCAGCTCTTCAACTTTGAGACGCTCAACTGCGTCACTCTGTTCATTGAGAGAGTCCGTGCGCTGCTTAATGTAGTCGTCGGCCTGCTGCTGCGTCAGATAGCCGTCGCGCACCGCCTGGGTGACCAGGTTAATTTCGGCGGCCAGGCGCTGCTCTTCAGTGACCAGGGCGGCGGTGACCTCGCGCGCCTTCTGCAGCACCTCATTGGATTTTTCCAGCTCCTCACGTGCTGCGGCGATGCCGCGCGCCACGGTCTCGCCGGTGAGCAGGCCTTGACGCTCGAGCTCCTGCAACTCGTCAACGGTGGCGGCGAACACTTCGTCCACGGTGCGCATGGAGGCGGTGAGCGCGATGGCGCGGTTGCGCAGGGTTTCAAGCGCCGCGTTGCGGCCGAGCACTTCGAGGCCTTCATTGAGCAGCCGCAGAGCCTCCTCGTCGGCAGTTCCGCCACCAAGCAGGGTTTCGTTTTCGCTGTGACGCAACGCATCAAGCCGCGCCTCAACTTCCTCGATTTGCCGGCTGAAGCGGTCGACGAAACCTTGCGCATTGTCGCGCTGAAAACCGAACCGGGCCGACTGCGCGCGCTGCAGCTCCACGTCGCGCAGCCGCTGGAGCATTTCAAGCTGGCGCTCCAAGCCCGACTCATCAAGCCGCCCCAACCGGTCAAACTGCTCCGTGAACTCAGACAGCGACGTGGTGATGTCCGCGATGGCCTCCGCCGTCGCCAGAGCCAGCGGCGCCAAAGGCAACAAGGCCTCTTTGAACTGCAAGTCGATGGTGCGCGAAGCGATACCGAACTGCGTCGTCACGCGCTCGGCGTGGCGGAACAGCTCTTCATCCAGCACTGTGCCAGCCTCGCGCGCGGCGGCCGTCATGTCCTCAATGGAGCCGCCGTAGCCCGCCAAGATGCGCTGCACCCGCTCACCGGCGCGGCCAAACGCCGAGGTTGCGATGAGGTTGCGCTCTGATTGTGTCGTCGCCTCGCTGAGCCGCACCGCGACGATGCGCAGGCGGTCCTCCATGGTTTCGGCGGCGACCACGTTGCGCACGAACGCTGGGTCGAGCTCGCCCAACTTGGTGATGAGTTCGCCGGTTCCCGTGCGCGCCTCGGCGGTGCGCGTGCGCAAGGCGCGCAGCGCGCCCTCCATAGCCTGGAATTGCACGCCCTCGGTGATGGCCCCGAATTGCAGCGCTTGATAGGTGTCCGTCGTCAGGTCGCTGGCGCGCGCCGCCTTGGCGATGAGGTCGAGGCCCTCGGCCGCCTTGCGGCCTTCGCGCGCGGCCTTGGCCAGGCCCAGCGTCAGCACGGCGACGCCGGCGGCGGCCACCAGGCCGGCGGGCCCGAGCGCCGCCAGGGCGCCGCCCACCACGGGAACCGAGCGCAAGGCTGTGCGCATACTGTCGTTGAGCCGCTTCATGGAGCCGTTGAGCGCGCGCATGGCGCGGCTCGGCTTGCGCGTGGCGGCGGCCAGCTTATCCATGGCGCGCTTGCCCGTGGCCCCGATGCCCTTGAGCGTGCGCGACACAAGCCGCCCGCCCTCGGTGCCGATGCGCAGGACGGCGTTGGCTTTACGTCCCATGATTAGGCGTCCTCTTCATCCGTGGGCGTCTTGTCGCGCAGGTCGGCCGCGCCAAGCAGCACGCCGACCTCCAAATCCTTGGCCAATTCGATGAGCGCGCCCTCGTTGCAGCGCGCGCGGGTGTCCGGGTCGATACGGGCCAGCAATTCAGTAAGGTTGAGGCCCGTGGGCGCGCCGGACGGGCCGATGGACAAGACACCGGGGCCATCACAGGCGGCCCACAGCGCCGCGCCCTCGCGGGTGCGCGCCCGCTCGACCACATTGGTGCAACGTTCACCGTTCAGGCCCTTGAGTCCGCTGGCGCAGGGCAGCTTGTGCTCACGACATCCTTTGCAGTAGGCGCCGCCGATGCCGTGAGCCCATTTCGCGCGGCGGCGCAGTCTTTTCCCTCTGCGGCCACCAGGTAGGCGTGCAGCGACGCGGCGGCGAGGAACGTCTGCGCGTGCTGCTCATCCTTCATGATGGCGATGGCGGCCTCGTAGCTCACCGGGGCCGGTTCACCGTCGAGGAAATAGCCGCCCCAGCTCTCCACATGGTCGGCCGCCAGGCGCGCGGCGAGCAACATCTCCACCAGGCCGGCCGCGACCGCCTCAGCGCCCTCCTCGCCAGCGTCGGCGAGCCCCAATTCGGCCAGAGCAACGGTGTTTTCCGCCAACTTGGCCGCTTCGGCGCGCGCCTCCTCGACGGCCACGTCGCGCTGGGCCTTGGATATCCGCCGCAGCATGATGTGACAGCCCTGGGGCATGGGAACCTTGAACACGGCCCCGGTTTTGCCGATGTCAACGCCGCCGGCCGGTGCGGGCGTCGGTTCGGGCGCCGAGCCGCCCTCGGCGACCGCCTCCTCGACGACGCCCTCCCCCGCATCACTCATGCGAACAGCTCTTCAAGCTGATTGATGAGCGTCAGCGTCGCGGTCGGCTCCGGCGACCCGCCAACCAGCTGGTTGGCCTGGAAATCCGCCTCAAAGTCGATGCCACCGGGGCCGCTGACCTTCAAGGTGGGCGGCGGGCCGAAGCAGCGCGGAATGAGACAGCTGAGCGAGTGACTGGCGTCAATCTCGTGGATGATTTCGAGCTTGAACGGAGCATTGGCGCCCTGGAACACGTCGAATATGGCGTCGGTGTCGGCGCGGGCGCGAAAGCGACCCGTGACCTCCGTGTCGCCCGGGTCGATGAGCGAGGCGCGCCCACTGGCGTCATCGTCGATGAGGTCGATGAGCTCGAGGCCGTTGGAAATGGTGTAGTCGGCCTCCAGGACCGTCCCCACCGCTACGTCGTTGATGAGTATTTTGGTTTTGCGCGATGGTTGCTTGGAGCGCGCCGGCTCAGCCACCGGCGTGCCGGCGATGCTGGTTTCGGACGGGGCCGGAACGTCCCAGGCCAAGGCGTCAAACGTCACCTGGCGGTAGCCGCTCTCTTTGGCGGCGCCGACGCTCATGGTGTTGAGCATCACGCCGTCATAGATGGCGTGGTGATTGGCGCGGAAGCCGCCCTGCAGCGTATAGGCGGGCAACACTGCGGCGCCGGTCTCCCATACGCGGGTGTAGGGCCCGGAACCGCTCGGCGACACTGTGCCGAACATCATATCCAGCCAGTAAGCGATTTGGTTGTGGTCGAGCGACACCGAAATGCGGCCCGACGGGCGGACGAGCCCCGGCGCCGGGTCGGTGGCGTCGCGGGCGTTGTGGCGGGCGCCGCCCAACTCCTCGTCAGTGTCGAGCGCTTCGTTGCGGTCGAACTCTAGCGCATAGGCGCGCAGGGTTTGAAAGTTGCCGCTGGCGCGCGTCTTCAAATCGTCCTGACGCTTGGCGTAGAGCGTGAGCTCGCGGCCCCGTGGATTGGCTGCCATGGGTGGTTCTCCTGATGCTGTCGAAAACTATCGCGCGGGCGGCGCGGCGCTTAGTCGGCCTCGCGACCCGCGAGCTTGAGGTCGCCGGCCGTCGCCGGGCGGGCCTGTTTGAGTTCCGCCATGCGCTTGGCGTCGCCGGCGGTGACGTCGACCACCTGGCCGCGCTTGCCCGCCTCCACGCCGTCGCTGAGAATGAGCACGGCGGATTGGGCGACCAGCTGGGCCGCCTTGCGCTCAGACACGGGCGCCGCCTTGGACGCCGGCTCGGGCGGGCCGGACATTTTGCCTGTTAGTGTCGTCATGGTGGTTTCTCCTATCCCAGCGGGCTGCTGGCGGTTATCAGCATGCGAACGGTGAATGAGCAGCCCTGGTGTAAGGGCGCGCCGCCAAAGATGCTGGGCTCTGCCGCCTGGCGCGGCGTCAACTCAAGGTCGTCAACCACGCCGCCAAGCGTGTCGTCAGCCATCAGCGCGTCGCGGATGACCACCACGGCGGCGTCCAGCTCAGCCAGCGCCGCATCATCAGCGGCGATGAGCTGCAGGCGCGCCACCACATACATTTCGTAGTCGCCGCCGAGCTCTTGGTCGTCGATGTCGGCGGCGGCATCCATCTGGTGCAGCGCGACGCCGCTTTCGAGCTCTTCGACGCGGCGCGCGTCCTGGCGGCCCTCAAAGGTGAAGGCGCCCGAGCTGACGGCCAGGGCCGCGAGCTTGGCGGCGAGCGCCAGGTGAACGGTTTCGATTTGGGTGCTCATTGCTGTTGCGCCGTCAACAGTTCGAACTGGCGCACGTAGAGCCGCGCGATGAGCTCGCCGGCCTTGGCCTCATAGCGCGCGATGATTTCGGTGGAGCGCAGCAGGTCGCCCATTTTCGTCTCGTCAAAGAGGAAAAACAGCGGCAGCGCCGACAGTGTCCCCTTGCGGCGCTTGCCCGTCCTGGTGCGCTTGCGCTGGCGCAGATTGCCGGACTTGGTGAAGCCCACTTCCTTGGCGGCGAGCATGGCTGGCCGGTCGCCCGCTTCGGGAATGACGAACAGCTCGCCCCACTTGGCCTCGGCCGCGCGCACCTTGCCGCCGCCGCCGGGGTAGGCCTGGAGCTTTTCAGCCGGGCCGCCGGGGATGGGAACGGCCAGCGCCTTGGCGCCCGCCACGGTGATGACAACGCCGCGGTCAAACGAGGCGATGATGTCCTCGGCCCGCGAGAATATCCAATAGGCCGGGTCGGCGGAACGTTCCTTGACCACCATGTCGCCGCGCCAGGTGAACGCCAGGCGCTTACCCAGGCCCGCCTGGCTGACGTCATCGCGCAGCGCGCCCTTGGCTTGGCCGCCGACTTCCTTGACGGCGTCGTTGATGGATTTGATGTGCGCCTTGTAGGTGTCGCGGCGCCAGTCCTCCAGGTCGCCGCGCCAGGCCAGGCGCACCGCGAACTTATGGCCGAACTCACCGCCATCTCCGCCACCATCTCTGGGCATCTCACGTCACCACCTTGCAGTCGCATGTCCACAGGGTGCGCCCGCCGTCCATGCGCATGGGGCCATCGGTGATTTCGAATATCTCGACCGTCCCGCCCTCGCCGGTGACCGCGAACTGTCCGCCCACCACGGGGGTCGCCACGTCCGTTGAGCGCACGGTGATGAGCGCCGCGCGCGCCTTGACGCGAATGACGCCGCCGCTGACGTCAACGCCGAGCTCGCCGTCGGGCGCAGAGACGCGCGCACGCACGGCGACCGGACTTCCGCCGGGCGGCGTGTAGCTGGCCGCCCGCGACAGGTAGTCGTCGGCGAACACGGCGGCGCTGAGTTGGGCGCGCAAGCTGGTCATGAACTAGCGGGCCCTGGCCGGGGTTGCGGTGGGGACGACTCCGTCGGCGCGCTTGATGACGCCGGCGGCCATGTAGAGCCCGGACAGCACCGGCCCGAGGTGGATAATATCGCCGCGCTCATGGCGGTCGCCGCTGATTTCGATGCTGTCGGCGAGCACGCGATAGCGTGGGTACGGTCCCGTGGACGGTCGCCCGAGATGGCGCACCGCGCCGGGCGACGCGCCGTGCGCGGCGGTGGAGAATTTACGCATGAGTGAAGCTTTCAGATGTGAGAGGTGAAGCCGCCGGGCGCGCCTTCTGCGCGCGCCGGCGGTTTCGCGTGGCGCTAGTTGGTCGTGCCGCGCACCAGCAACGCCGGACGCTTCCACAGCGGCAGCGGGCAGCTCTCGGCTTTGAGCTCAATGCCCTCGCCGTGCTTGAGATGCTCAATGCTGACGTAGAGCTCTTGCGCCCGGGTGTTGACATAGCGAATGTCATTGGCCGGAGCGAAGTGCGTGCGGAACGTGTTGCGCGTGCCCGTGGGGAAGAAGTGGCACGTGTCGGCCGCCACGGCGGACTCCGACGAACCGCCCTGCAGCGGGAACTCGGCGTCGTACTCACGGAAAAAGATATTTCCGAACTTGAAGGTGCGGCCCCACATGCCACCGATTTCCTCGCGCTCGGGGTGGCGCGCTTCACTGGCGGCTTCCCACGCCTGCCACGTCTCTTTGACACTGGCGTGGTTGACCAACTTCTCAAACCAGTCCGGCCCACAAAGAGCGCTGACGCCGTTCATGGTCTCGCCCTTGAGGTTTTTGCGAATGTGGGAAACAACGCTGGCGCACTTGGCCTTAACGTCGGTTCCGCCGGTTCCCAGCGCAAACGCCACCGTCTTTTCGGAGATGCCGAACCGGGTGAACAGGTTGACGAGCGTGTTGCCCTTACCGTCCTTCACCACGCCCTTGAGCGCCTGCATCCGCAGATACTCGAGCGTAATTTCGTGGTCGGGACGGAGTTTATCCTCCATGCGCCGGTTCATGGCCTCGTCCGCCATCTCAGGGCGCAGCTCGCGGCCATTAGCGCGCAAGATGGACTGCAGGTCGGACGGGCTGATGGTGTCCATGGTGGGGAAGCTGGGGATTTCAAAGAAGTGCGCCTGCGCGGTGTCCTTCTCCGCCTGAGCCGCATCCGCGCCCCGAGGCCGCGCTTCGAGCACAACGATGTTGTTTTCCTGAACGTCGACACGCACCAGCGTGGTGTCGAGCGGTTCGGCAGGCGCCAATCCCAGGGCGTTCAGCAGCCCATAGTTGTTGGGAATGACGTTGATGGCCTCGGTGAGCCCGACGGCCGTATACGGGAAATTGATGTCCATGGAATGCTCCAGTCGCGATTAGGTGGGATGGCCTGGCGCGCGCCGAAACGCGCGCCAGGTGCTCGGCCGTCAGCTGGCGGATGAGCGGATAGGTTTTGAGTTAGGCGGCGTCGCGGATTTCGATACCGCGCGCGGTCAGGTCGGCGGTCCACTTGGCCTTTTGCCCGGTGGTGGCGCCCGCCGGCCAGATAAGGCCGCCGCTGACGACGATGGCTGGACCACGCGCCAAAATCAGCACCTCGTCATCAGCCTCATCGGGCGCTTCGGCGTCGCGGATAACCACGCCATACGCGTCCTCGGTGCCGTCCACTTTCGACGCGTCCACCGCAGTGGCCTTGCCGGTCCCGTCCGCCACCGTGATGGTGAACGTGTCCCCAACCACGAAATCGGCGGCGCCGTCCGCGAGGGTAAAATTGAGGTGCTCGGACGCATAGGCTGCGGCGACATTGCCATCCGGCAGGCGCACGCCATTCGGCGTCACCAATTCGAACGCGCCTGCGTCGCTGGACGCAGACGTCACGGTGAGCACATAGCAGATCGGAAGAG